ATGATAGTGTTGCACAAACATTGATCACCAAGTTAAATGAAATTATTAAAACGGGCAAGGATAATCCCAACACTCACCTAGCAGAAATGACAGTTGCCGCTATCGGTGAGTCGTGTCTTCTTAATTAATTGAGGTAATATGTCCGACACATCTTTATTTACTAGGCTTAAAAAACTTTTTTCCACCAGTACCATTGTTCGTAATGTTGGAGGAAAAAAATTAAAAATAGCTGATACTGACAACATACAAAGCTTTGTTAATCGGCGTGGAGTTGATAGATATCATCGCGTGTACTCATCGGGTACCGGAGGATATGGTTCTTCGCACGGTAGATATGAAGCAGCGGCCGCATTTCAGGGATCACGATTACAGTTATTCCGTGATTATGATATGATGGATAATGATCCTATTATCTCGTCGGTATTAGACATTTATGCTGATGAAAGTACTATTAAAGATGAGTTTGGACAAATTCTAAGTATTAAATCAAAAAATCAACAAGTTCAAGATATTCTCCATAATTTATTTTATGACATTTTAAATATTGAATTTAATCTTTGGCCATGGATTCGTAACATGGCAAAGTACGGAGATTTCTTTTTATATTTGGACTTGGATCAAGAATACGGAGTGGTTAATGCAGTACCATTATCGGTATACGAAACCATCCGTATTGAGGGTGAACAACCCGATCAACCATTCAGTGTGCGATTTAAAATTGAAAATGATTTCTTGCTATTAGGTAAGAAAGATTTTGAAAGTTTTGAAGTAGCACATTTCCGTTTATTAGCGGACACGAATTTCCTTCCGTATGGTAAAGCCATGATCGAAGGTGGTCGCCGTGTATGGAAGCAATTGCAACTCATGGAAGATGCAATGTTAATCCATCGTATCATGCGAGCACCAGACAAGCGTAAGATTTTGGTCGATATCGGTAATATCCCGCCGGCAGAAATTGATACCTTCATGAATCGTATCATGGATCGTATGAAAAAAACTCCATTGGTAGATCCAACGACCGGTGATTACAATCTTCGATATAATATGATGAACATTACGGAAGATTTTTATCTTCCTGTTCGAGGGAAAGATTCTGGTACCGATATTCAAAATCTTCCTGGGTTGCAATTTAATGCGATTGAAGACATTGAATATCTCCGTAACAAACTATTGGCTGCCTTTAAAGTACCGAAGGCGTTTATGGGATACGAAGAGGGTATAAGTGGTAAGGCGACATTAGCAGCACAAGATGTACGGTTTGCTCGTACCATCGAACGAATTCAGCGTATTATGGTGTCGGAGTTAACAAAGATTGCTATAATTCATTTATACATTCAAGGATTCCGTGACGAAGAATTGATTGATTTTGAATTAAGTTTAACTTCACCATCCATTGTGTATGAACAAGAAAAATTGAACTTGTGGAAAGAAAAGGTTGCAGTGGCAAATGATCTTATTGGAACTAAATTAATTTCACAAGATTGGGTATATCATCATATTTTTGAAATGTCAGAAGATGATGTTAGTACGCAACGATCAAAAGTTGTAGAGGATGTAAAGCGAGTTATGGAATTAACTAAGTTGGAACAACCACAAGAACCACAACAAGTGGCTACCGGTGGGGAAGAAGAGCAACCCGAACCAGAAGATATAGAACAGCAACAAGTTGACGATGTAGACAGTATCCTAGCGTCATTAGACCAATCCGACGAAGAAAGTGAATTGGAAGATGTTGATTTGGAGGAGGCTAACATGGGCAGACCCAAGAAGGGTGTGTCCTATGGGCAAGATAGTCATCCACGGGGGCGTGATCCTTTGGGACATAAAGAAAATATGGATTCGTTGACTGTAGGTAAACGACGAAACGATAAACGAAAATCACCATTGACATTGGAAATGCAACAGTGGTTGGACAAAGGATCGTTAAATAAAACAAAAAATTCGGTTTTGTTGGAAAATACAACGCCAACAGGTTCTTTTTTAGATGAAAATAACATTTTGGGGCTAGAAAACTAAAATCTTATAACTATTCGTTATCCCTAATATATGACGGTATAATATGTCACAAAACGGAATACATATGAAATCAAACGTCAAGCACAACAAAATTCGTAATACAGGTATTCTTTTCGAACTATTGGTTCGTAAAATTACCTCCGACGCACTAGAAAACCGCAATAATGATACAGCGGTTAAACTCATGCGAGAGTTTTTTAATTCCAAGACAGAATTGGGGAAGGAATTACTTTTGTATCGGGCAGTTTTTAATGTGCAACAAATGAGTGAAGAAAAAGCATTTCATTTAATTGGTATAATTACCGACCAACGGAAAAAATTAAATGAACATCTGTTAAACACTCAAAAATACAACTTAATAAAGGAAATTAAAAATCATTATGATTTGAAAGATTTCCTCAATGCACGTATTCCGTCGTATAAAGTATACGCATCGGTATACAAAGTATTTGATGGAGTGATTAACGAATTGACAGATTATACAGAAATTGAAAGTTTAGTGTCTGCAAAATTCACTATGGTAGAACACCTCACTGGTAATCTTACTAATAAAGAAAGTAAAAATGATGTACAGTTGTTTGAAACTATTAAAGGACAAGAAGAAGATTTACGCTTATTATCATATCGTATTTTAATTGAAAAATTTAATGAAAAATACGCAGAATTAAACGATAGACAAAAGAATCTACTTCGTGAATATATTTACAATGTATCAAATACTGAACAACTTAAAAAATATGCAACCAAGGAAGCAGAAGTTCTTATTAAAGAATTAAAATCCAAAGTTGTTAAAGTTGATAACACGATTACTCGCATTAAACTTTCTGAAGTTATAACTCAATTAGAACGCATCGCCAATGCCAACATCATCAAAGAAAATCACATGACTTCATTGTTAATTGCCTTGGAAATTACCAAGACATTAGACACTTTAAAGAGTTAATTATGGAACAACAACAACGCTTTCGTGAAGTTATTCGTCAAATTATTAAGCAAGAATTGGAGGAAGCGACCACAACAGGATCCGTAGCTGGGTATTTAACCCCATATGCATTTCGTGGTAATAAACAAAAACAAATTACACGTGCAAAGCACATTGCGACAGATACAACGGGATTTAAATTAACTCCTCGTGGAGAAAAAGAAATAAATAGTCCAGCAGATAAAATGGAAACTGTCAAAAACGAGCTATCAGAAAATAGGTATTATAAATATAAGAATGATCCAACTGCCACTCCTCATCAAAAAATTGCTAAAGCAATTTCTGAATTAAATAAAAGTTTATACGAAGTTGAACGCGCATTGAAAATTAATGCACGACTAAAAAATGAATCGGGTATTGCAAGTGAACAGTTATGGAAGCGTACCCAACAAGGTCTAATCAAACTAGAATCACGATTGTTGAATATCGCAACTCGGATTCGTGAAATTCGTGGGCAATAATATGCAGTCATTACTTGTAGAATACAATGTCATCTCGTATGACATGTCGCTGTTAACAGAAGCAGCTGATATAACAAAACCATTGATTTTAAAAGATGTGATATTACAACGTGCCGAAATTAAAAATCAAAATGGAAGAATTTATCCAAAAGAAATTTTGGCCCGTGAAGCAGCAGCTTACAAAAACAACTTTGTTGCGCAGAGAAGAGCACTGGGTGAATTAGATCATCCAGAAAGTGCTGTGGTTAATTTAAAGAATGTTTGTTGTAATGTCACAGAGATGTGGTTTGAAGGACATGATGTAAAAGGAAATATGGAAATTCTTTCTACTCCATCTGGAAATATTGTTCGTGAACTAATTAAAAACAATATTCGGTTGGGTGTCTCTTCTCGTGGTATGGGTTCCGTAAAACAAATTGGTGAAAATGAAGTAGAAGTACAAGATGATTTTAATTTAATTTGTTTTGATATCGTAAGTAACCCATCAACGCACGGTGCGTTTATTAACGAAAATACCGGTGGTCAAATCATAACACCATATTCTCGTATTGATAGTTTAATTTATGATTTTTTGGGTGAACTTAAATAATTTAAAGGAGTGTTTATGTTAATAACATTAGGTTTATTGGGAATCGGTGGTGCAATTGCTTTTTGGGTGTATACTAACAACAAAGAAACATTTGCTCGTCCGATCAAAAAAATTACTGATATCGTAGATGTCAATAACGATGGTAAAGTAAATTTAGAAGATGTTAAGACAGTAGCAACAACTGTTGCGGCAGAAGCTAAAGTAGTTGTTGCGGAAACAAAACAAGTTGTGGAATCTGCAAAAATCAAGGCAAAGAAGACCGTAGCAAAAGTAAAAAAGACAGCCGGTCGTAAAAAGAAAAATTTATAATACATGAATTCGCAAGATAAATTTTTCTTAAATGAAACTGTAAAATTCGTGGCAACGCAATTAGATTTGCAATCGTTGCCACGAAAAATTGTTATTGTTAACAATGTCAGTTTTACTGAGGAACATTTAAGTTTTGGTGTATATAATACCGAAACAAATGAAATTTATATTTATGGTGGATCACGACATGTTGCTGATGTATGCCGTACATTGTGTCACGAATTGGTACATCATAAACAACGAGAACAAGGTAAAAACGCCGATGGTCGTGATGGGTCATCAATGGAAAATGAAGCCAATGCACTAGCAGGTAGCTTAATGCGGCAGTTTCGATACAAACACCCAGAAATCTATTTGGAGAAGTGAAATGCCAGCAATATCAAAGGCACAACAAAAATTGTTTGGAATTGTACATGCTATACAAAAAGGTAAGGCCAATCCCAAAAAGTTTAGTCCTGTTGCTCGTAAATTAGCAAACACAATGTCGCATGGTGATGTGAAAAAGTATGCAACAACTCCAATAAAAGATCTTCCAAAGAAAATCGCGGAATTGTTAAAACAAGATATTAATGCCGGCGCACAACACGGGGATGACACGGACACAGGTGCACAACCATTTGGTCAGCAATCGATTGATACCATTCCAAGTGGCGGTGTTGAAGAAACCATTGGTACGACAGATACTAGTATAACACCAGATTTTCCACCAGCAACATCTTCTCAACCACATATTTCAAATGATCCGCATCGTGTAGATTTTACCAGTGAAGATTATAGTGTAAAGCAAAATAAAATATTCTCTATTGTAAAAGATAAACGAGCCGCTGACATCGATGGTGTCACCGTAGATGTATATACTGCTGCGTTATTAACCAAAGTATTGCGTACATTGTCATTGGATAATCGCAAGAAAATGTTGGAACTTCCAACCGAAAAAATGGTGGCAACGGCATATAAATTAATAACGAGATAAGTATGGCACGTGAAAAAACATTATATGCTACCGATTTTGATGATACCCTAGTGCATACAGACGCTAGGGTTACTGTTATTAATAAGGACGGGAAACGACGAACAATATCACCCGCCGAATACGCAGCATATGAAAAACAAGATGGTGATACTTTTGATTTTTCCGAATTTGAACAGTTGAAAAATCCTCGTCCTATTAAAAAATATTTAGGATTATTACAACGAGTTCTTGCCGAAAAAAAGGCAGACAAGGTAGTAGTATTGACCGCTCGTGGACACACCAGACCCATTGCACAATTTCTTAAAAATAATGGGATTACTTCCGGTGTTACCATTGCCGCACTGGGTAGTAGTGATCCTATGGACAAGGCACGATATATAGAAAAACATATCAAAGATGGATTTACACGAGTTGCGTTTGTAGACGATGCACCAAAAAATGTTAAAGCAGTACAGACATTGATAGATAAATACCCAAAAATAAAACTTATTATACGACAAGTTGAAGAACCAGATAATCAAAAAACTGGTGAACCTTTGACAAAACAATCACAGTTGAAGGATTTATTACGACACAAAGTAAAAAATCCACAAACCGGAAATGATATTTTAATAAAAACTGCACTTGGATATTCACAGGACTCAGCCGCAAAACAGGCTGCGATGGTATACATTAAAAAAAATATGAAATAATGGAGGCTGTATGCATGTAGAAGTACGAGGGGAAGGATTGGTTGAACTGGAGAAGGCGTTACGCCAATTTTCCAAGATAGTTAAAAAATCAGAAATTATTAATGAAGTCAAACGCCGTGAATTTTATGTAAAGCGGTCAAAGAAAAAAATTTTAAAACAACAAGAAGCGCTCCGCCGTAGAATTAGGGAACAGAAGAAAATAGAAAAGAAAAATAATTCGGAATGGTAAAAATAACATTTTTTGAATTAATAACACTATATATTATTAGTACACCTTTATTTGAGGTGTTTTGTAGTATTTGATTGTTTATAACCTAATAATGACTATTAATAGTTGTTTTCATGGAGAAAGTTGATATGGCACAAATTACAAACCAACTTCTAAAGGATGCAATCGCAGATGCAGAAGCAGTTCGTCAAACTGCTATCGCTAATGCAAAAATTGCTTTAGAAGAAACATTTACACCTCAAATTAAGTCGATGCTAGCTCGTCGTCTTCGTGCAGAAGCATACGAAGAAGAAGAGGAAGAAGGCAAGACAATGGGAAATGAAGGTACAATGGAAACAGAAGCAGCAAAGGAACAACCGTTCCAGGACGCAACAGCAGTCGGTGGTACGAGTCCAGTAGATACATCAGTCATTGGAACTGGTGATAATAAGGAACCATCGGTAGATGCATTTGATTCTTCAGATATCGACCAAGGGGGTGAAGGTCATGGTGATTCGACGAAGGATTGGTACGACGATTGGTCAGCTTCGGATTTCGATCTAGATGAAATAATCAAGGAATTAGAAGACGATATCCTCGGTGAAAAGAAGGAAGACGAGGAAGAAGGGGACGAAGAAGATTCGGAAGATGATGATTCGATGGTAGATACAACTACAAAGGAACAAACCCCGCCAGCAGCAGGAATGAAGCACACAATGACAATGCAGAAAACGGGTGACGACAAGCCAACCGCTTCAGCAAATGCTCCAATGGGTACAGAAGAAGACGAAATGGTTGATCCTATGAAGGGTCAACAGGCTCATGGATTCCAAGTACCAGAAATGAAGGGACAAGAAGAAGGTGGAGAAGAAGAATTAGATTTAGAAGCAATTCTCCGTGAATTAGAAGCCGATGGTAATCAAGAAGGTGAAGAAGATCACCAAGATAACGCATCAATAATGGCTCAGATGGAAGCACTTCAAACTGAACTTGCAGAATATCGTAAGGCTGTACAACTCCTACGAGGCAAGCTACACGAAGTAAACCTTCTTAATGCAAAACTTTTGTTCACAAACAAGTTATTCCGTAATGATCGTTTAACGAACGAACAAAAGATCGCTATTGTAGAAAATTTTGACCGTGCAACTACAGTACGCGAAGTTAAGATTGTCTATACGACATTAGTTGAAACCCTTAACTCAACAGCTAAGGCAATGACTAGTCGTAAGTCAACAAAAATTGTAACTGAAGGTTTGGCAAGTAAGCCAACCAAGAGTACGGCTCCTAAGAAAGAAATCTTAGAAGAAAACTCAGTTGCAAAGCGTTTACAACAATTAGCAGGAATTTTATAATCTTTTAGGAGAATACAACAATGGCAAATGTACAACAATTTTTAGATGATGCCGGTTCAGCGCATAGAGTCGTAGTCGAAAAGACACGCCAATTGGCTGGTAAGTGGGACAAGTCAGGCCTTCTTGAAGGTTTGGCTGGCCACGAAAAACAAGGCATGGCAGTAATGCTTGAAAATCAAGCACAACAACTTCTTTCGGAAGCAACAACAACAAACCCAGGCGGTACAGGTACCGCTGGTGAAAACTGGGCCGGTGTTGCACTTCCCTTAGTCCGTAAGGTCTTTGGTTCAATTGCATCAAAGAATTTCGTATCCGTACAACCAATGAACTTACCAGCTGGTTTGGTATTCTTCATGGATTTCAAGTACGCAAGTTCAGTAAATGGTAAGACCGCGGGTGGTTCACTTTATGGCACTACCTCCGGTTCGGGTACACTTCCGCGTGGTGGTTTCTACGGTGCTGGTGAATATGCATACTCAGTAAACGAGAATACATTAACACTTGCTCCGGCAATTGGATCATCCTCCGTAACTTCATACGGTGATGTAAATTACAATAGTGATTTCTCATCGTCATTTACATCATTCTTCAAGTTCTCTGTTCCAGCAGTAAGTTTCTCAAACGCGGATTTCACAGCAGTGCGTTCATTCCGTGCAACATCAGCGCTTACAGGTGCACAACTTCCAGAATTTACTAAGTATGATGGATCAAGTGTTATATTCATCTTCAGTGGTTCAGCAGCCGCGACCGCAACAATCACCGCAGTTGACTTTAGTAAGCAACCAACAGAAACCACTCGTGGTGACTTTGAAGATCGTGATGATTCAGTAAGTAATCTAAACATTCCACAGATTGATTTGGAACTCCGTTCAGAAACAATCGTTGCTAAGACCCGTAAGTTGAAGGCAGTCTGGTCACCAGAACTTGCACAAGACTTGAACGCATACCATTCAGTTGATGCAGAAGCAGAACTCACAGCAATGTTAAGTGATTACATTTCAACGGAAATTGATCTTGAAATCCTTGATATGTTAATCAGTAGTGCAACAACAAGTGAATTCTGGAATGCAGAAGTTGGTAAGGTATGGAATGGTTCAGCATTCGTATCAAGTGCAACACTCGCTGGCCAAGCTTGGACTAGTATGACTTGGTTCCAAACACTTGGTCAGAAGATGCAAAAGGTCAGCAACAAGATTCATCAGCTCACGATGCGTGGTGGTGCTAATTTCGCAGTGTGTTCACCAACTGTAGCAACAGTTCTTGAAACCATTCCTGGTTTTACGGCAGCAACAGATGGTGATAAGATGGAATTTGCAGGTGGTGTAACTAAGGTTGGTTCATTCCAAAATCGTTATACAGTCTACAAGAACCCATACATGACAGAAAATATAATGTTGATGGGCTTCCGCGGAAGTAACTTCCTCGAAACTGGTGCAGTATACGCTCCATATATCCCACTCATCATGACTCCGTTGGTCTATGATCCGAACAACTTCACACCACGTAGAGGTGTAATGACCCGCTACGCCAAGAAGATTGTCCGTCCAGAATTCTTCGGAAAAATCTTTATCGATGGATTACAAACTGTCTAATCGAACAGTGGCATAGTTGGAAAATTGTAGGAAAGTAGGAAAATAACGGAGGGTGGCTGAAAAGTCACCCTCTTTTATTATTTATAGTTTATCTAATACTATTTATAGTTTAGAGTTCTTTTATTTATGAGATTACTATGGCCATATTGAGCGATGATCCAGTAATTTATGACGGTAGCCCCAGCAACCCCAGTGGAATTACTGCCTTTGGAATATTTGACGATGAGGCATCGTTTCAAAGTGATGCTCCACGCGCAGCAGAATATGTGTCTCGTCGGCTTGGGTATCCTGTTGTTGATGTTGAATTAGTAGATAAAATCTTATATACTTGTTTTGAAGAAGCGGTAATGACGTATGGTTCGCAAGTTAATCAGTTTCAAGCACGTGAACATATGTTAACATTACAAGGTATGTCTACGATAAATTCAATTACACAAAAAAATATTATTGGATCTCCACTACCACAAATAATAAAATTATCTGCCCAGTATGGTACAGAAGCACAATCTGGTGGAAATGTCTTAGTTAAAAAAGGATTTGTTTCTGCTTCAGTTGGTACGCAATCATATGATTTAAAATCGTTGTGGGCAGACCCATATGAAAATGGAAAGGCAATAGAAATTCGTCGTATTTACCATTATATGCCATCCGCAGTTGCACGATATTATGATCCATTCGCAACAACGGGGTTAGGATTAACTAATCTTATGGGTGAATTTGGATTTGATGGATTTTCTCCGCCGGTCACCTTCGTGATGATGCCAGCTTACGAAGATCTTCTCCGTATCCAAGCAATTGAAGTGAATGATGTAATTCGTAAAAGTCAATATAATTTTGAAGTATCTAATAATGTTGTACGGTTTTCTCCAATATTCAAACAAAATGCAACTGTCTGGTTTGATTATATGGTGGTGGACGATAAGCAATCGACGGGTAGTGCATACAATCCATCTAGTAACATTGTATCGGATTATTCTAATATTCCATACAGTCACATTCCATATACTGCTATTAATTCTATTGGTAGAGTATGGATATTCAAATATACATTGGCATTAGCAAAAGAAACATTGGGAGATATTCGTAGTAAATATGAAAACATTCCAATCCCAGATGCAATTATTAAATTGGACGGTGATATACTTCGTCGTGAAGGTAAAGAAGAAAAAGAAATTCTCGTAAAAGAAATTCGAGAAACATTAGAACAAACTGGTTTACAAGCGCAAATGAAAAAACAAGCAGAAAATGCCGAGATGATGCAAAAAATATATCAAAAAACACCATTTTTAATTTATATCGGATAATATATGCCACGCTTTGTAACAGATCGTGATTTTAATTTATTTCAACATTTTAATCGGGAAATTATGAATAACATCGTGGATGTGGATGTTATTTTATATAAGATTTCCATGGATACCACCACCGTAAATTTATATGGTGAAGCAACAGAAAAAGCACGATACACAGGAGTTGAATTAAAATCATTGGTTAAGTACAAGAAAAATATCGCAGATACTACATCTGGTTTTGGTGTAGATATTGAGCAAGCTGTTGAATTTAGATTTGCTCGTAAATTATTAGAAGAAGTACAAGTATATCCTGAAATTGGTGATATTATTAAGTACGACGACAGTTATTATGAAATTGATAACATGAATGATACACAATATGTTGCCGGACAACCGCACAATTCGTTATCTATCTTATGTGATGCACATTTAACTCGTATCAGTGGTCTAAACATTGAGGAACCAGGTGCAAATGGCTGATTACAGTAATCAAACGGCAAACAAACTCCCTGAGTATAATTCCGGAGTAGATATACCAGATACCGAACAAAATCGTGGACTTGATATCAAATCTGATGGGGACAATTCAGCTCCTATTACCATCACATTAATGAATATTGATGAAACACTTATACAATATTTAAATCAACGAATTCGTCCTTTGGTAACACAAGACAATCGACAAGTTAAAGTACCTATTATTTATGGAAATCCAGAACGATGGAAAAGCGTTCAAACAGATGGTGTACTTCGTGATTATAAAGGTAAAATTCAATTACCGTTAATTATGCTTCGTCGGTCGGGTATGAAGAAAAGTACAGACAGAAATTCATCGGTAAATAAGTATTTGGAACGGACATTTGAAACGGGATGGAATAAATACAATCCGTATGACAGATTTGCTGCGGTAAATGGGATTAAACCCGTAAAAAAATACATTACTACGGTCACCCCCGATTATTTTGATCTTACTTACGAATGTGTGATTTGGACAGAATACATGGAACAAATGAATAAACTTATAGAACAAGTGTCATTTGAAGACGATGAATACTGGGGTGATCGTAATCGGTATAAATTCCGTACCAGAATAGACGAATATAAAATGGATAATAGTTTACCTGTGGAAAAAGACCGTTTAGTAAAAACCACATTTACATTGAATGTTTCGGCATATCTCTTACCAGAACGAATGGTCGATAAACACGGTAGATTGATGCAGACAACACAAGAAAGATTCTCCGTTAAAAAAGTAGTTACTTTTACCGAAACAGAAACCCGTTAAAAGCAATGTTTGACGAAAATAACCTATATTTATGATATAGATGATATTATAATCAATAATAACGAGGTTTTTTATGAACGAGACAATCAAACTAACCGAAGAAGAAATTTCGTCGGTTACAGAATTGCGAGAACAAGTAGTGACGGTTATTTCTAATGTTGGTCAATTAAAACTAACAATGGATCTTTTAAAAGAAGAAACGAAAGAACTAGAAAATAAATTGATTGAACAAACTAGTACATATAAAAGTTTGTTAGAAAAAGAAAAATCATTAATTAATGGGTTACTGGAAAAGTATGGCGTAGGTTCATTAGACATCGATACCGGTGTATTTACCCCTGAGAAATAAGTAATATTGGAGATTCCGTATGGCAGAACGCATTGTTAGTCCTGGCGTTTTCACGCAAGAACGTGACCTTAGTTTTTTAGAACAAGGCATTTCTGAAATCGGCGGGGCATTTATTGGACCCACACCAAAAGGTCCAGCATTCATTCCAACGATTGTTGAAAGTCAACAACAATTTGAAAACATTTTTGGTACCCCTGATAACAAATCGTTCCTTGGTCTTACGGTAAAGAATTACCTCCGTGAATCAGGACGAGCAACCGTAGTGCGTGTTCTTGGATTAGATGGATACGACTCAGCAGTAAATAAATCCGCCATTTTATTCGCAACCGGATCTAGTGGTTCGTTTGTATATGCGGTGATTCATCCAACAACATCGGGTAGTACATTAACAAGTATAACCGCAACAGGACCTGCAACAAATTTCTCATTGCAATTGGGTTCTGGGTCATCATTAGTCAGTTCAAGTGGTTTAAGTACCACAACAACCGCAGCATCATTTGTAGGAAAATATCTTGGATTTGGCCCCGATGGAAATAGTAGAGGATATATCTATTCAGTTTTCCCTGAGGCAATAACAGCAGCAGGTGCCGCGGTCAGTATGTCTGCCGCAACTAGCTCAGCAGCATTGAATCTCTCAGGTAGTATTTTTGGAATATATACCAATGCAAGTACACCGTATATTCAATCACAAACATTAGGTGGACAAAAGTTAAATCTTTTCAAGATTCATACATTGTCCGATGGTAACGCTGCTAATAATGATGTCAAAGTATCCATCCTTGGTCCAAAGAAAGGACAATTTGATGGAGATTGGGGTACATTCACATTGGTTGTACGAGATGCTACCGACACCGATCAACGTGCGGTCGTACTTGAACAATACGATAATTTAACAATGGATCCAGACAGTTCAAATTACATTGCACGCCGCATTGGTAACAGTGCTCCGTATGATGACACTGTTACGGGTGAACGGTATTTCCAAGGTGAATTTAGAAATACTTCTATTTACATTCGTGTAGAAATGGCACCTGGTGCAAATGATGTTCCAACGGACGCAGTACCATTTGGATTTGCTCCGCTTAGTACACCAATTGGAACAGAAATTAGTAAGGTAATTGCTCCGACATTCTTGTCATCATCGTGGATTTCTGGTAGCACCCGAGGATATAGTACACAAGCAATTCGTAATAGTTTTGAATTCTATGGATTTACCTATTCTGATTCATTAAATACTAACATGTCGTATCTATCACCACTTCCAAGTGGATCAACTACATTGGGAGCAGCAACAGCATTTAGTTTAGAAAATCTACCATCAAATGAATTGTATGATGATAGTGGAAATGCAGTAACAACAAACTACTTAGATTACTCATCGATAACCAAAGATTTGAAATTTACTGTACCGTTCCAAGGTGGATTTGATGGTGATAATCCGGCTCGTTATATTAACATGTACGAAGCAATTACTGACACAAATACACAAGGATTTAATTGTCAAACTGGTGTAAGTGATGGTTCTAAGGCATATAAGAAAGCATTGGATAATATTGCAAACCCAGATGTGTATGATATTAACTTGTTAGTATTACCTGGTATCGTGTATGAATTACATCCGTATGTTGCAAATTACGCATTGAGTATATGTGAATCTCGTGGTGATTGTTTCTACATTCTGGATTTAGCACAAGCAAGTTCAACCATTACATCGGCGGTCAATCAAGCTGCATTACTTGATACAAGTTACGCGGCAGGATATTTCCCGTGGATTCGAGTACTTGATGACAATACTAATAAGTTAGTATTTGTACCACCTTCGGTATCACTACCAGAAGTATATGCATACAATGACAATGTAGCAGCAGAATGGTTTGCACCAGCAGGTTTAAATCGTGGTGGAATTCCAGGAGCAGCCGGTGTTAGAACTCGTTTGGCACAAGCACAACGAGATCAATTGTATGAAGGAAAAGTCAACCCAATTGCACAGTTCCCAGGACAAGGTATCTGCGTGTGGGGTCAAAAGACATTACAACGCCGAGCATCGGCACTTGATCGAATCAATGTTCGTCGCTTATTAATTGCAGTGAAGAAATTTATCGCAAGTTCGGCACGGTTCCTTGTATTTGAACAAAATGTTGAAGCAACTCGTCGTCGTTTCTTGAATATCGCTAATCCGTATTTAGCAAATGTGCAAGAACGATCAGGTCTGTACGCATTCCGTGTTATTATGGATGAAACCAATAATACACCAGATGTGATTGATCGTAATATCTTAGTTGGTCAACTGTATCTTCAACCAACAAAAACTGCTGAATTCATTAAACTTGAATTCAACATTCTCCCAACAGGTGCAGTATTTCCTGGGGCGTAATAAATTGAGTTATATTTTTACTTTATCGACTATTTATAGTTAAATCAGTTAGGAGATACAAATGGCAAACAATATAGTAGCCGAAAACGAAATTTTCTTCACAGCGTTTGAACCAAAAGTCAAAAATAGATTTTTATTATTGATTGAAGGTATTCCCGCGTATCTCGTAAAGAAAGTTGCCCGACCTGTATTGAATCAAGAAGCAATTAAATTACCGCATATCAATACTGTTCGTTTCGTGAAAGGTGTTAGTGTATGGCAAACAATGGAAATGACGCTCTATGATCCAATTGTACCGTCAGGTGCACAGGCAGTTATGGAATGGGTCCGTCTTCACCACGAATCGGTCACGGGTCGTGATGGATACGCTGAATTCTACAAGAAAGACTTAACACTCCAACTTCTTGGACCTGTTGGTGATAAGGTTGAAGAATGGATTATAAAGGGTGCACAAATCACCAAAGTAGATTTTGGTGGATTAGAATGGAGTGATACGGGTGAAGTTGCAGAAATTACCCTAACTATCCAACCAGATTATTGTGTATTGAACTACTAATATACGAATAACTGTAGTTATAAACTCCCCTGTGGTAGAAATATCACAGGGGAGTTTTATATTTTCTATCATAAATGTGAGTTGAATACATTAATTCCATATTTATATAGAGGCAGCGTGGATACTTTTTATAGGTGTATAATATGGCAGAACTGACAGAATTCAATGTAGGTCAGGGTGAAACATTTCGTATCGCAGCAACCATTATCAGTGATAGTGGAAGTATCCCACTTAATATAACCGATTATGTGTTTAGTGGTCAAGTTAGAGAAAATTATACCACCGACGAAATTGCCGCTACATTTAATATTACAAAGCTTACCCCATTAAATTCTGGTTCAATTATTGTAGAGTTAACTCCTGATCAAACATTGACACTAACACAACGAAAATATGTGTATGATGTGAATATGGTTAGTGGATCAGTTAGTCCAATTAAACGAAGAATTTTAGAAGGAGCATTGACGGTACGCCCCACAGCTACGAGATAATTAATGAGTGGATCATTACGGCCAATTAACTTAGGTGTACCCGACATAACCGTTGTAGTCAGAGAAAATAGTGACGCTAATAAAGTTTTAGTAGATGTACCAAATATTAGTGTTAATATTGAAACATCACCTGACTATAAGGTAAGTGTACAACCCAGTTCGTTAGTAGTTCAACGAACGGGTTCTTTGCCGTCGCTAGCGGTATCTGCGTTATTTGCAAACACAGCTAGTTATGCACTTGCAGTTAGTGGTTCAATTGACAACGCGATATCCGCATCTTTTGCCACCACGGCATCATATGCACTAAATGCAATTACAACGTTACCCGTAGGAGTTGTTTCCAGTTCTGGACAAATTAATACGGGTTCATTTACGGGTTCATTTACTGGAGTATTAATAGGTACAAGCAGTTATGCAAATAATGCAAATTTATTAGATGGATTAGATTCATCCGTATTTGCAACAACTGGTTCAAATCAATTTAATGGAAATCAAACTATAATTGGCTCAGTAACATCATCGAGAGTTTTAACAGATGCAGTAAGATTTAACACTTCTGCGGGAGTATCCGTTGGGGTTGGTGAATTAGCTTGGAACAACTCCGATGGAACTTTGGATTTGGGAATGAAGGGTGGAAATGTTGTTCAGCAAATCGGACAAGAACTCTTTTATGAGGTAAGAAACGAAACCGGAATAGAAATACCAAATGGGACTGCAGTTTATGCAAATGGTGTAACTGCCGGTAGTGCTAGAATTACAGCATCACCTTATACCGCAGATGGTAGTGTTAGGGAGGTTAGATTTTTAGGTATAGCAACTGAGGATATATCTAATGGAGTAAACGGATTTGTAACTCATTTTGGATATGTTAGAGGTTTAGATACCAGAGGAACAACAGCAAGTTCAATTGCGGTTGGTGATGAAACTTGGGCAGTTGGTGATATATTATATGTTCACCCAACCGTTGCCGGTAAATTAACTAATGTAAAACCCGAACATGCAATTACGGTTGCTATTATCATAACAAGACACCAATCGGTAGGGGTATTATTTGTAAGACCTTCATCTGGTGGGCATTTGGAAGATATACATGATATATTAATCAATACTGGTTCTTTAACAAATGGACAGGTATTATCATACAACTCCACATCGGGTCTTTGGGAAAATACAAATCAAATAAATACATCTTCATTTACGGGTTCATTTACTGGAGTATTAATAGGTACAAGCAGTTGGGCAAGTAACGCAATTTCCAGTTCATTTGCTACCACGGCAAGTTATGCGGTAAATGCAGCGAGTGTACCTGCAGGAACTGTCAGTAGTTCTACCCAAGTAGTAACATATGTTAGTGGTTCTACTATCGTTCCCAATCGTGTAGAATCCAACGAATATAAGTTAATCGCCGGAGCTGTATCCTTAATCTTTACGGGATCAATTACATCGGGTATTTTCGGGGCAACAGAATATGTACTACCTTTCATCCCCACTAGCAGCTTCTGTGCCGCAACGGTTGAGTATGTCGCCTCCCGTGTTGGTGGCCTTCGTGTAGGCGTTATTTTGGCAGGATGGAGTGGTAGTAATACGACAGTTACAGACATATCCAGTACGGATGTTGGAGATACCTCAGATATACGGTTTTCGTTGGTCCAAAGTGATGGTTATATTAAACTACGGGTAGAGAGTCTAGGTAGTGGATCATATCCGTGGACAGTTCAGAGTTTGTTTAAACTATTTCCCTTTTTATCATAATATTTAACTATTTATAGATTAGATATTTCGCATCGTTTTGGAGAAACCCGATGGCAAATGAATTTGTAGCACGACGAGGTATTATCGCCCAATCTGGTGGGGCAAAAATCACTGGATCCTTACTGGTTAGTGGTACAATCGACGCAACAGGATATAATATCATTGCATCGTCACTTACTGGATCGTTCTCTGGTTCAATTGGTACCGCGATCTCGGCGTCCTTCGCAACAACAGCATCCGCCGCAACGAGTATTACTTTTACTCCGTTAACGGCATCGTTCGCAACAACGGCATCCGCCGCAACGTCGATTACCTTTACTCCACCAACTGCATCATTTGCGACCACATCTTCATATGCTGGGTTTGCTGAACAAAGTATAACTGCCACTTCAGCGTCCTTCGCAACAACGGCATCCGCCGCAACGAGTATTACTTTTACTCCGGTAACGGCATCGTTCGCTGTTACAGCATCGTTCGCAACAAACGCAACAATTCCAGCAGGAACCGTATCGTCATCCACGCAAGTTATTGCCGCGCTACCGGGAGTAGTGTCCTCATCTGGTCAAATAGATTATAATTCTATTACCAATAAGTTAAGCGGAACGATTTCAGCATCGGCACAGTTCAATGCCCTATCAGGTACATCAGCGTCATATGCAGCCACGGCATCAGTAGCAACCACCGCAACTACGGCAACATCTGCATCGTTTGCGACCACCGCGTCAGCAGCAACCAGCATTACATTTATACCACAAACCGCATCATTTGCATCTACCGTAAACCTTGATACGATTACGGGTACGACATTTAGTAATGCGGCATTCTATTTTCCACAAGATGTACGAGTAGAAGGCACGTTAACCGCACAACAAATTAACACAGAATTTG